GAGCGGCAGTACGTCAGTCAACTGCCAGAAGTATCAGAGACCTTCCACGACAGTGAAACGGTTATCGTCGTTGAGGACTCTCGCATTGGTTGGTGCAAAGCGTTCAAGCAACTGCTGTCACTGCTGTGGCAGGGAGAAGTTGCCAAGGTCGATTACTCCCGAGTGCGCCCTGCTGGTGAGCGCCTCAAGGTATTCGGTGGCAGAGCGAGCGGCCCTGACCCGCTGAAAGAGTTGTTTGAGTTCTGCACCCGGCTGTTTAAGAACGCAGCAGGCCGAAAGCTGGAGAGCAGTGAGTGCCACGACATCATCACCATGGTAGGTGTCATTGTTATCTCAGGCTCTGTACGCCGCAGTGCGGAGATTAGCCTGGGCAATGTTAGCGATGACAGACACCGTAACCTGAAGACCGGCAACTGGTGGGAGCTACATGGCCACCGCTCTATGGCTAACAACTCTGCTGTGTATGACGGCATCGGTCACTTTGAGACGTTTATGCAGGAAATGCAGAGCATGTACCTCTCCTACTCTGGCGAGCGAGGCATCTTCAACCGACAGGCGGCAAAGAAAAAGTGCGAGAGCATTGGTCGAGATCCAGAGGTCAACTACGGGACAAATCCTTGTGCGGAAATTTTATTACGAGGAGACCATAACGGACGAGGCGGCGGTCAGTTCTGCAACCTGTCTGAGGTGATCATCCGTAGCACGGACACCTTGGATGACCTAAAGCGCAAGGTACGCATCGCCACCATCTACGGCACGATGCAAAGTAGCCTCACTAACTTCCGGTTCCTGCGTAAAGGCTGGCAGGCCAACTGTGAAGAGGAGCGACTGCTCGGCGTGTCGTTCACCGGGATCAACGATCACCAGATCATGGGCGGCAAGAAAGGCCACAAGGTGCTTGGTGAGTGGCTGCAGGAGCTTCGACAGGTGGCGCGTGACACGAACAAGCAATGGGCAAAGCGACTGAAGATCAATCCGTCTGCCGCCATAACGGCGATCAAGCCGTCTGGGACAGTTAGCCAAATTTGCGATACAGCCTCTGGCATTCACCCTCGCTACTCTGATTACTACGTTCGCACCATTCGGCAGGACAAGAAAGATCCGCTCTGCCAGTTCCTGATCGACCAAGGCGTGCCACATGAGGACTGCGTGATGAAGCCGGACAGCACCGTCGTGTTCAGCTTCCCGCAGAAGGCACCCAAGGGCAGCATCTGTACTGAGGAAGTCGGCCCCATCGAACAGCTTGAGCTAGCTAAGACCTACAACCAGCACTGGGCTGATCACACGGTCTCTCTGACCTGCTATTACCAAGAGTCCAACTGGTTTGAGACGCTGGCATGGGTCTACAAAAACTTCGACTACATGATTGGAGTCAGCTTCCTTCCGCTAGACACAGGCAACTACCGTCAAGCCCCATATACCGCTATCGACAAGGCCACCTACGACCAGATGGTCAAGGACGCGCCGAAGGTTGATTGGGACATGCTAGCGACTTACGAGCGTGAAGACGCAACTGCCGGGAGCCAGGAGTTCGCCTGCGTCGGCACTTCTTGCGAAATCTGATTGTGTACTTTTCTACAAGGATATTGAGATGACAACATTTATAGAGCATGAGGCACCACCCGAGCAGTTGCTGTGGTGTTCCGTTATTCATCAGGCCGTGAGAGATCTCGGCCACCCTAACTCCAACGTGCATACACAGCAGACCCTCGCACCGCTGGAGAACAACATCTTTAAGACAGCCATGCAGCTCATTTTCTCAGGTCAAGAGGATGAACACATTGCCTGGCAGTACTCCGGCCTCGACCCAAAAGCGATCAGGAAAGACATCGTCTCCAAGATGAAGACCGGAGAGGTCGTTGGCCATGTCGGCAGTAGAGAAAGCCCTATGGGGCCAATCGACTACCGCGAGGTGCGCCGACTGATCATGCGTGCCTTTCAACAGGCAGATGCCTTCTACAGCCAGCGCGGGGAAAACGCTTTCCGCTTGATGTTCGCCCCTGACGTTCAGCTCGACATGATCGGTCTGATTGGCGAGATCCGCTACTGGGGCAAGGAGCTGTAGTGAGTTGGTTCCGCGAGGAGAAATGGCCACGCCATTACGCCGCAGAAATCATGGCAATGGATTGCAAAGAAGAGCGCAGAAAGATGTTTCAGGAAGTGCCAGAACACCTCAAGCAATTTGTGTATCTGCACTGCGAACTGGCAGTGAGGGGGCCGCATGTCAAGCGCAAGAGAGCTGAATAGAGAGACGCTGATTGAGTTCCTAGTGGAGCGTGGTTTTGACAGGGATGTCCTCACCCACTTCTGCTCTGACGCCTGGTTGTCGGAGATCGCGGAGCGGCAGTTGTACGCCGATCCAGAAGACGACGCGGGGTTTGAGGAAGACCCGAGAGACCTGCTGGACACACGGGATAAGGCAGAGCTGCGGTGCGAGATTTCAGACGCGGTTGAAGAGTTTCTGAGGTCAGGCGGGTCGATTGACTGGGTTGAGGAGGTGGAGGTCAGCGAGCCAGGAGAGGCAGGAGAAAGCTGGGCAAAGGAGCGCAGGGCTTATGAGTGACATAACTTTTACGGAGTACATGCCGGACATGATTGACGGCTACGACGATGCGCGGCTGGGGTGCCACTACGTTCCCAGCGAGGAAGAGGAAGGCGTGTTGTTGCCGGTGATCATCTACAGCGGACCACTGCTGGCACAGATCGCTGTGGAGACTGAGGGCATCAGTTGGGAAGACGCGCTGGAGTGGGCATCGGGAGTCGCCTACACCGGGGAGTTCGCAATCATCGTGATGTGGGAATACGTCGAGCTGGACTTTGAGGTGGAGCCTAAGAAGCCGCATCTCACGATTGTCCATTGAAGTGCTGGGCATGTGGCGGCGAGGTCATCTGGGGCGGTGACCACGATGATGAAGACGGGAACCACTTAATAGTGAGCAACCTGACCTGCCAGGACTGCGATGCGTTTTATCTGATGTACCACGGACAACGGGAGGACGCTGATGATCGGCAAGATCAAACGAACGATAGCTGACAAGCACTTCAGCGACTGTGTGCGCATCAGGGCGAAGTGGTCATGCCAGCGATGCGACACGGACTACTCAGATCGTAATCGCCAGGGACTTCAGTGCAGCCACCTAATCGGCAGGGGTCACTACGCAGTGAGGTACGACCCGGCGAACGCTCTAGCGCTTTGTACGCGGTGCCATCACGACATGACGGCACATCCGATAGCGCACATACAACTATGGAGGGATGTACATGGCTCGGTCTACGGCAGGGACAGTTCTGACTCGGCTCTTAACGACTTACTTAGGCGATCCACCGACGAAGAAAGAAAGCGATACGCCAAAGAGCATGAAAAGGAAATCAGCAAGTACTACCGAGAAACCTTCAAGGAACTCCAAGAGTACTACGAAGCCACGGAAGGAGAGGACAGCTATGAGTTCGAGAGCTGCAAGTACAGGTAAGCGCATCATGGTCATTCCCGACACGCAGGTGAAGCCAGGGGTAAGCACAGACCATCTGGAGTGGGCTGGCAAGTACGCAGTAAAGATGAAGCCTGATGTGATCGTTCACCTGGGGGATCACGCAGACTTCCCGAGCCTGTCGCAGTGGGACAAGAAAGGCGGCAAGCAGATGGAAGGCAAGCGGATCATGGAGGACTTTGAGGCCGCCAATGAGGCGTGGGCCAGACTCAACGCCCCTATCGACAAAGAGGTCGCACGGCTACAGCGCAATAAGAAGAAGGCCTGGAACCCTCGCAGGATTATCACGCTGGGCAACCATGAGGATCGTGTGACGCGGTTCGTGAACAGCGATGCCGCATGGGAAGGAGTAATCAGCTTGGACATGCTCGACTACGAGCGCTCTGGCTGGGAGGTGTATCCCTATCTACAGCCTGTTGAGATCGAAGGCATTGCGTTCGTCCACTTTGTGACGAGCGGGATCATGGGCCGCTCTATTACCTCTGCTCGCGCAGGGCTTACCAAGCGTCACCAGTCATTCGTGCAGGGACACTGCCAAAACCGCGATTTGGCGGAGACCACTGATGTCATGGGCAGGCGACAGA